GTACCTGATATATCATAACTATCACAACCAAAAGCACCACAGTGCTCATTACCTGGATATTTAATACCATTCTTTACTATCACACGATTCTGTAGATTAACAGGTGGAACCCAAGATATTTTAAATCTACCATCTTTGTTTGGTACAAATATAACTTTTGAATCCAGCTTAGCATTTTCCCATTGAAAAGTACCAGTAGTAACTACTGATGAATTTCTAAGATCTGCATTGTAATCTATTTGTTCATATATTTTTGTTAAGTTAAATAAAGATTCTTTTGCTTCGTCTCTGAATGCATGTTCTTCAGTTCTTGGAAATTGCCTATAAAATTCATTTAACCCGTCTTGATCATCTTTTAATCCTTCTACTTCATTCTTCCAAAACTCTATAACACCCATTTTTATTGGATCACCAAAAGAATCTACTACTTTTTCTTTCTCGGGTGTATCGAATACAGGAAAGCCATAAGAATCAATGTATCCTTCGTAGTTCCATTCCATAGGTATGAACAAAGAATAGAGTCCTGAACTTGTCTGCCCGTTGCGGTTTCTCTTTTCAACGTTTGATCCATTGTATAATTGTTTAAAATTTTCACCACCTTTATCTAAAGAGTTTGATGTTGATCCCATCATACACTTACCGATAATTCTAGAACCTAATCTTAGTGTCGTTTTCGTAACCCTCCAGTTGTTGAGGATATTGTTCGGCCTTTCCCATTTACCCGATTCGTCGTGGACGAGAAGTTTGAGTTTCTCACCGTCGTACGCGTTGTCACCCGTGTTCTTCCAGTCGATGGTCGTGTCCAACCCCGTAAGCGTCTCGGCTTGAACCTTCGAATCGAGTCCTCTACGGGTAAGTTTGGATGCCGGGACCCTGTATGCGAGTTCCGTTTTTGGCCTGTCCATACCGTCTTGTATGGGTTTGAAGAAAAATGGAAAGTTAACGCTGATTGGGACGACCTTATCTGTGAACATCTTCTTAGCATCGGAGCCAGATTTGGACAATATCCCAAACCGTGAGTCGCTTGATATCGTCGCCATGTTGACCGCCTCCCCAGATGCCATGAACGAAAATCCGCTACGTCTGTTCTTGAGATATGACATGCCATAGCACCTTCTATCTGCCTTACAAGCCTCCCAGAATAAATAGAATAATCTATTCGATTCTCTAAAGTCTGGCTTCCCAACATCAATCTTGGACCACTGCAGGTACATGTACTGAGTACCAGTAATATAAGTAGGCTTGTCTTTGTTAAAAAACCAATAACCTTTTTCACGCCTTTGAAATTCTTCTTCAATATAATCATACCATTCTTCTTTAAATTGTTCAGAGTAATTCTTCCAATCAAAAACAGTTTTAATATTTTTTAATTCTTTAGGATACTCGGCTGCGTTCCATTTATTACCTTCCATCTTAGCTACGTCAGTAGCCTTCGGCAAAGCTATTACAAGATTTTGTATCTCATACACTTCTCCAATTTCTCCAGTTTTACTTATAACCACCATGTCATGATCTTCGTCATAACCGTATTTCCATTTTTTAAACTTATTGTTTCTGTTTAAAACCTTGGTTTTTATGTGGTTAGGTAAAATTTTGTATAAACTTTGTTCGTACATTATTTAGATCTACCTTCAGCAAATCCTTTAAAAGCTTTTTCTTCCTTAACTTCTTTAGGTTTGTTATTCAAAATATTGTCTTCTTCGTCTATGCGTTTAAGTATTTCAAAAGCATCAAATATTGCTAGCTTTTTTGTAGCAGCAGCATTTTTAAGTTTATCAGCAGTCAGATCATCGTCTGAATCTACAATAAGCTCTTTTGCTACTTTAACTAATTCAGCTATCGCGATGTGCCCAGCTTGGATTATACTCAATTTGGTTTCCTTGGTGTTCATATTTGATTACAATATCATTAGATTTCATACAGAAAACTCTCTGTTCATCAACGATAAAATCCCATTCGCTATTAGGCGTAAAGCCAACTACATCTCCTGGGTTAATATTAAGTGCTTTTAAGGACTTATTACCATACTTTAGTATACCAATAAGCTTTTGCTCTTTATCGTTCGTTAGAATGTCTTCGTTCTTTAGAGGCATTACAAAACATCTGTCACCAAATGATATCCAATCCTCTGTATTCTTATACAAATATATTTGATCAATAGCGCAAAAATATAAACCATCTTTAAAATATGATCTACTATTCTTTTTAACACCTTTCATATCATAGAATACTCTAAAAACATTATGATGTATTAATACTATATCTCCTTTTTTTATACTCGTTTTAAAAGCCTTTGGCGTTTCCACTACAACAGCTAAGTTGTTAACAGATTTAAAACTTTCTATCTTAGTATTTAAAATTAAAGTTTTGTCACCAATCTTTATTTCGTTCTCATATCTATCACCAAGAGGTTTGATGATGAAGTCATACAAGCTCTTCATTAATACTCTAAATCATATTCAACAGATATTGCCATGTTAGAATTAAATTTCTTCCATGGCATTACCTCATCTTCTTTTTTAATGTATATACTGTAAGAGTTTGATTCTTGATCGTGTATTATGGCTGTAATAGTATGACCACCATAAACGTTTTGTCCAACTGCATAATGCATGGCGTCGTTTTTATAGTCAGAACCTATACTGATCTTTCTTACAATAGAGCTCATTATGCTTTAGTCATAACAGGCTCATCCTCTGTTTCAATGACCGTATAACTACCATCGCTAAGATCAATATTAACTTGACCATATTCTGCTTCTAGTTCTTTTTTAGTTGCTTCTAAAGCTTCAGATGCTTTTAACTGCCCTTGTAAAGCTTCATACTTTCTGCTTTCAATAAAACCAATTTCACTAAATGATTGTTGTAATTGGTGTTGTTGTTCCTTAATAGTTTTTAACTGCTCAGGCTTGATAGTTTTAACTTCTTTTGCTTGTACTTCGATAGTCTTTTTTACTTTCTTCATAATTTTAATTTATTAGATTTGATTTATATCTATATAGTTACTTGTTCTTATATTATTTACCAAGCTGTAGCGTTTTTGGCTTTTATACTTGTCCTCCATCTGTAATTGTCCAATTATTAGGGGCTGATGTAAGTATACCACGAGCCGTTGTTGCTCCTCCTTGTGAAAACTTTGTTGTAGCGTTCATATCAAATTGAACACCCGATTGAACATTCAAAGCAGACCATCCTGCTAGAATCTCATCGTATTTAATAGTTGAATAAGCAGCACATCCAGTCATCATACCGTTCATATCGGTAACATTTGCAATATTCCAACCACCTAAGCTTTGATTAAAGACTAGATTATTAAAAAACATAAAAGTCATTACTCCAACAGCACCAACATTCCAAAGACTTATATCAGCATTAAACGCTGAAGCAGATTCAAACATACTAGTCATATCAGTAACACTACTCACATTCCAAGCATTAATGTTTTGATTAAAAATAGTACAGTTTTGAAACATACCAATCATATTGGTCACATTACTAACATCCCAAGCATTTATATTCCCGTTAAAAGCAGCACATCCCGAAAACAGGAACTGCATATTAGTAACGTTTGTAACAGTCCATGTGCTAAGCTGTCCTGTAAAAGAAGTAGCTACTGCAAACATAAAGCCCATATCAGTTACATTACTTACGTCCCAAATATCAACGGATCCATTAAAAGCAGTACACCCGCTAAACATACTATTTGTATTAGTAACGTTGACTGTATTCCAATTACTTAAAGTTTGATTAAAAAACTCACAGTTTTGAAACATGCTTTCAAAAGATACAACTCCACTTACATTCCAATTATTTATAAATTGATTAAATACGCCATTAACACCACCGTTCATTTTAAACATACCAGCACAAGATATTAAGCTATCTGTATTCCATACGCCTATGGGTTGATCGAAAGATGTTGCTCGACTAAACATAGAATCCATTGTAGTTACATTACGTACATCCCAGTTTGAAATATTATCATTAAAACCAATTTTATTAAAAAAGAGGTTATCCATATTTGTAATAGCTGAAACATCCCATAAATTAATAGTTCCATACCTATTAATAGCTAGCGCCCTATTTGATACCCATAGATCAACAGCTGCTTGTAATTCAACTGTAGTGGTAAAGATATTGCTAAAAGCCTCTGATCCGGGTGACCCTGAAATGCCTATTCCTATACCTATTCCGATTGCCATGTTATTTTACAGCTATTATGTCTGTAGCTGTAGTACCTGTTGCAAACACATAGTCTACGATCATAGGTAAAAAAGTTCCAGAAGCTATATTTTTAAACAGCTGAACATTTGCTGCACCAGGTAATGAATCTGTAACAGAAATACGTAGAGTTCCGTTAGAGCCATTATTCTGAATTACATTTATAACATCACCTTGCCTATATCCTGTTCCAGTTACTCTTAACGCTACAGCTGTTATTAATCCACCCGCAGCAACTATGTCTACAGTTAGCCCAGTACCCTGCCCACTATCTGATGTAGTTGCAAGACCATTTGCAGTTGTATAACCAGCCCCTGAAGTTAAGACAGACGCTCCGTTTACAACTCCTTGTATACCTGTAACGCCAGTTATGATACAAGATACATTACCAGTTGTTCCTACATACAAACAAGATGCATTTAGATTAGTAGCAGATGATACTGTATCAGTTGGTGTTACAACCGCAGCGAAGGTTCCGAAATCTGGTTGATTTCCATATTGTCCCATATTATTTATTTTTTAATTATTGATTTTGCTTTTTCCCAAGTTCTTCCTACAAAATAAGCTCCGTAAACGGTAACTAGTAATGTTTGAAATATGGGTATATATTCTTTTGCTATTTTAAACTCTCCAATGTTTCCATCCGTAAAAGCAAGCAAGCTAAATACAAATGTTAAAAACACTAAAACCAAAGGCCTAATGTTTTTAGGTAACCAACTATCAGAATTCATATCTGCATTCCAACGATCAGTTACTTGCTGCTGAGCATTGTTATCAGCTTCTTCAAGTATAATTTGAACTTGTTTTTTTATCTCAAGTTTTTCCTCCTCGGTAGTTGTAAGCTTATCAATAACATTACCAATCTCTTTGATAACACCACCTGTTAGCCATGCAAATATTTTATTCATTTATTTTTTGCTGTTTATAGCTTTTATTATTTTTTTCTTATCACTAAGTACTTTCTTTTTTTTAACACCTGGAGTTAAAGTAACCCCTTTGTAGTCGTAATCATTGATAGTACCTTGTCTTTTAACAGCTCCTGGATAACGTTTTTGAACCTCTTCATCTCTTGTTAGAGCTTTTTTCTTGTCTACTGGATCATGAGCTTTTCCCTCGTGCATCATTGGTCCTCCGCAAGATTTCATTTTAGGCCCTCCCATTAAACTATTTGGTACTCCATTACCTGTTTTTGACTTTGGGTCTTTTCCACCCATCATTTTAAATGCCATTATTTATATTTTTTATTATTAACTTTATAAGCTTCTTTTTCCCAAGGAAGATTTCTATCACCTTCGCTCATAGAAGATCTTGGTATTTTTTTTCCTTTCCAATAAACATTATCATCATCGTAATCAAGATCACCTCTTTTCATTTGATCTAAATGAATGTTCTCATGTTTAACCACTTCTTCTTGTTCTTTGGAATTTAAGTTTTTATTTATTAATATAGAGCCATTTTTGTTAGCTTGCCCCATAACGCCTTCTTCCAAATCCATTTGATAAATTGGAGTATTGTCTACGTTTATACCGCATCCTTTCATGATAAAAGCCATAGCTATGATTTTTTAAAAAATACCACAGGGTTTTTAAGTCCTGTGGATATTTAGTTAATTAATTACGCTGTAAAAATAGCTGATCTAAATCTATTTCTCACGGCTTGAGAGACAATTGGTTGTCTACCAGATCCTGTTTGAGGTAATGGATTTTGAGCAGTTGTCTGAGGTGGAACTACCGTAGATACGATTCCTCCTGGATTAGCTACAAGTGCTGCGCTAAATACTGCAAGTGCATCTGCTACTCTTGTTGCTGCAGTTGCAGGTGCTACAATAGGTGCAGGTAATACAATAGTGTATAATGAAGTAGCGCTACTGTCAGTTGAAACTACTACAGTTGTTAAACCTGCTGCTCCTGCTCCTGCGCTTGTTGCAGTAATTCCTCCAATTTTACTAACTGGGATTAATGTTTCTCCAAGTACTCCTGCTGCAGAAGTAAAAGGTACTTTTAAAAATTGTGCCATTTTTTTGATTTGTTAATGTTAATGTTAATGTTAGTGTTTGGCTTTGAGTTTTTAAACAGACTCTACTGTTTTACATTTTACTTTTTGTATGCTTTGACATCCATGATCCTCCCATTTTCATTGGTGATGCCATTGGCTTACCGTATCCTTTGTTTTGATTCATAGCTGGACTTCCTTTTGAAGCTTCACGATCAATAGGCATGTCCTTCAGTAAGTTGCTTTTCTCTTGAGACATGGATTCCATTTTTGGTCCTTTACTCATATAATCTTTTTTGCTAGCTGATTGATCACCTTTTGAAGATCCGCTTTTACCTTTATAACCTTTATCGGTTTTTCCTGAATCCATAGAGTAATCAGATCTACTTTTAGATTGATCACCTTTCTTAGCTCCCATCTTAGGTCCTTTACTTTTTCCGTACATACTTGGTCCTTCTCCAGACGCTTCTTTAACAGCCATTTTAGCTTCGTATTTACCGTCTTTTTTAATAGACTTTTTTGATGACTTAGAATCTGCTATTGCATTACGCGAATAGTCTTGTGCAA